TTAATTGGTTGCATGAACTCAGTCATCGTTGAGGCTTTCGGTTGTTGTTTCGTTTAATAGTTCATAGAAGCCGTCCAAATCTGGAAGGTTGGGAAGTCGCTTATACAGAATGTCGGCAAGTTGAATTGCACAGGATCGCCAGCGATTGCGTTCTGTTTGCATAACGCGATAATTGGTTTCAGCAATTTCCATTATTGCTTGGTGTAAACATTGCTCAAGTAAGGCTTCATTGTGAGTCATGGTCGGGTTCTTTCGCTAGTCGGTCGCTGATCTTTTCTAAATGGCATGGCCGCCAGACGTGGACTTCTTCGCCTGAGTCCTCAAGCGTGTTGATCCAGTCCCATTGCAGCTCTGACACGACGCCTTTGTCTGTTTTGAGTTCGGCGAACAAAGTTCCGCGGTACGGATGGCACATCACTAAGTCTGGGAATCCTTGGTTGCCTGTGTTGGGTGTGATCCATTTGCCTGGTCGGATTTGTGCCGGCTGTGTGTGCATGACGCGCCAACCATGCAATTTCGCCAATGTTATAACGGCTTTTTGGAACTCTGCTTCAGATATTTCATCCACCGTTCATCAGCCGATCAATGAGTTCTGATGTTTCACGCTTAGTGGCGGGCACTGCGCCTTCCCAGTTCTTAGCTCGAAGCATTGCTAGTTGTTTGGCTGTAGGTCCGTCGCCTGTTGGGGCTTCAGCCTTTGACCCAAGGGTTTGTGTTCGTGCGGGAGCTGCGGGTCCGTCGCCGACAGCCTGTTCGCCTTGACGGTAAACCTTGACCATCTCTTCAAGTGAGGCACGTTTCTTTGATCCCTGATACTGGTAGTTAGCCAGGGCCCGACCGATGGCGGATGTTTCGCAGTTCTCTAAAGCACTGGTTTTGTTGACCATTGATGAGTTGCGGACTTCTTCGGCGTATCCGGTCGTTGTCGGTACGGTGTCAGTGATGTCGGCGTAGAGCTCTGCTTTAACAACGATGCGTGTTCCGTCGTCCACGATGATTTCGGTGGTGATGCGTCCGCGTGGGCAGTCTTTCCAGAACAGTGGTAGTCGTTCTGCTACTTCTGCGTAGTCGGCTGGGTTAAAACTCATAACTTGCCTCCTTTGCGCATACGAATTAAGCGTTGCTCTACTGATCCTGTAGTTCGTTTCAAATCTTTGGCAATATCGGTGTTGTTCATACCCTTTTGTTTAAGTTCAACCAATCTTTTGTCCTCAAACATTGCCCAAGGTTTTGTGTGCCGATCTAACTGCAAATTGGGATAATTAACCACTGGAACATTGCTTTTCTTTGATTCGCGAAGCATCGCGTAAACGGACTCAAGATCTTTGTGGAGTAACTCAATAATTTGAGTCATTTCTTGTTGATGCTTTGTTTTTTTATTAAATAATTTCATGATTCCATGTCCTTTAAGTGTCGGGCCTGTGCAGGCGTTTGGTTTTGAGATTGTTTAATAACTCGAATCATGGCAGAGCATCGGGCTGTTTCTTCCAATGTCATACCAACAAACCCGCCTTCCTCAGCACAGTTCAGGCAGATACCTCGTAACTCTGAACGCATCCGAATGTCGCCAGTGCGGAACGGTGCGTCACATATTTGGCAGTTCATTTGAAACCGCCCAGACGCATAGCCACGATCACATCTTGCGTGCTCTTAGTCAGATTCGACAAGTAGACACCGTTCTCCTCAGCAACATAAGCCAACTCTGTAAGCGCCTTCCTAAGCATCGCTACGTCATCCCTGAGGCGTTCAATTTCCCAAGTTGCTGCCTTCATCGCAATGTCGGCTTTAGCGATCATGGCGGTCATTTCTTGGATTTGGGTCATCACGGTCGGGGCTCCTTGATCTGTCGGTATTTGCCGTCACTATAGACCAGCGGTGTGGCCTGTTTGTCGTTGTAGTTCTTAGACCTGATCTTGCGACGGTCGTTCTCAGTTGTGCCCGCCCAGATACCGCGTTCGTCGGGATGCGATAGTGCATACGCCAAACATTCCACGTGCACTGGGCAAGCCAAACAAAAAGGCTTAATCACATTGATGTTTCTCAGTGATTGCATACCGGAGCTGGGAAAGAATAAGTCGAGTGGGAGGTCGTGGCAGGCGGCGTCTGTCTGCCAGTCGGGTCGGTAAATGTTCAACACAAGGACCAGGGCTTCCAGCCACAAGCACCAGTTTCTTCAAGTTCGGAATACAACAGGTAAGCGAAGCGTAGGTTGAGGGTTGGGTCTGCCATGGATTCTTCCATTGGGCCTGAGAAAAGTTGTTCAACATAGGCGCGATGTATTTGGTTGATTTGCGCAACGCCATGGTCATGACCGTTAAATGACGGGTGCGTGTAACTGACGTTCTGACAACGCGTTTCTTTCCAGAGCAGCCGACCCAACTTTTCTAGGGTTGCTGTGTCATTGGGCCATCCGACAGTGATGGCAGTCTGGAACCATTCTTGGCACTTCGTGTCCGGGTGGAATTCAGCCAGGCGCGTAAACGGGACGGTGCTTGAAGTGCTTGTCGTGCTTGTGGTGGTGCTGGTTGTGGTCGTTGTTGCTGTGAGTTCCTCTGCGCGGTCCTCAAGTTGTTCGGGGGTCAACATCCCCAGCGTGACTGTGGCGGGCACAGACGGCGCGTAGATGGTCTCTGAGTCGCCCTGGACGCCTGTGATCGCCCATAGTGCGCACAGTCCATAGGTGCCAAATGCTAAAAGTGCTAGTCGTTTAAGGTTCATTAGTAGTCCTCTGTTAAGTCCGCAACTGATTTGCGGATGCTGAAAAAGCCTTCAAATATTGGGTTTTCTTGCATAATGTCTCGCGCCATAAAAGCGCGGTAGTTGTTGTTGAACTTAAAGTCGCTGTTCGGGTCGTTGGTTGTTGCGTGCTGATAACGCAACACTTCGACAAGGGCTGCAATGCCGTAGTGCGTGTGCCCTTGGATATGCAGCTTGTAAACCATCTGCAGTAGTGCGGGCATTACCCATGGGTTTGCTTCTTTAAAGGCGTCGTATTTGAGTTTCTCGGCTGGAACTGCGAGAACGTCAAAAAGGGATATTTGCATTGCTTCCTCCTGCGGTCGGGGTCCCGCTATTACGGGACGCACTTGGTTGTCAGTCATTAGACCGACTCCCAGACCGAATGTCAAGTCATGCTTCTAAAGCGGGGAACACTTTCAGGGCTTCAAGGACCGCTGGAGTCCAAGTGTCGCCCGTGACGTATTGCAGGTGCCACGGCTCAAAGTTCGGATTCTGCGGGTCTGCGACAGCCCAAGTGAAGCCATAAAGCAGGGCTTGACAGGTTGCGAGACCGTCGCCTAAAAGCCACGCCAACAACGCTGAGCCTTCATAACAGTTCGCCGCATCAATCGCCAGCCCGAGCCCATGGTCCGAGTTACCTGGTGTCGCACACGGTGCCTTACCTGGCTTCAAATAGTATTTGCGTCCCTGCCAAATACGGATCACTTGTGGTTTGCGGCCGTAGTCCTTAATCGAGTACCGATCATTGAACATGGCTAACTGGCGGTCATACGTGCGGTATGCGCCGACCTGATCAAGGGTTAAACCGTTGAAGTAGGCGGCAAGTTGTAAACAGTTCCACGCGGTGGCCGCGTGCTTTTCAAGTTGCCCAGACGGTTTCTGTATCGTCCGCAGAATGTTGGCGGTGAGGTAACCGTTCTGTTGGCCTGTCAGGTCGGTCGGTTTAATGATCGGCAGTACCGGGTATGTGGTTGCGCCAACAGCTGCGGGTGTTTTCTTTTTGGCGGCCATCAGACAAGATCCGCGTAACTGGTAAGTGTTCGGATTGAGTGTGTGCCTGTGCCCATGACGACCCATAGTTCTTCGTTTGGTGGAATCGTGATGATAACGGTGGTGTTGTTTTGGATTTTGAGACCGTTGGCTGTGGTGACGTCTGCGCCACCTAGGTAGGCGTCGTTGCCGTCGGGGGTCACATGGACATCGCGTGTCTCGTTGATCGCTTTGGAAACGATTTTGACGGCTGTCTGGGCGACTGTCGTGTTGGTGGAGATCATTTGATGTCCTTCTTTTTGATGATTGGCTCGACTGGTTTGTTGGTCAGGGCGGCCATGCCGTTACCGACTGAGTAGCCGACGATCATGGTGATGATTGGTAAGCCTTGATCTTGGTCTATTGCACCAACTGCGATGAGTACGGTCATGCAGATTAAGCCGACTAATGCGATGAGTGCTTTTGATGGGTTGAAGGTCATGCCCATATCCATACGACTAAGGCGATGGCTAGTCCTGCGACGATGGCAAGCGTTTTCATGGTGTTACTTCGTAGGTGTAAGTCCATGTGATGTAATCGCCTGTGCCCCAAGTAAATGGGACTGTGGAACTGACATAAGCGGCAGCGGAAGCACCGCCAGACCTTGCCATACCCAACAACGACCCGTCAATTGAAAGATCAACAAAACAAAAACCTTGATAAGCACTTGTCCCATCCATGAACATTGCTAAACCTGAGCCGTTTCTTAACGCTGACGCAAATGGGAAACCGATTCGAAAACTTCCACTAATACTTGTTGTAGAACCAAAAGTGATTTGTCCCGTATAAATACAAAGGGAACCAACTCGCAAATATTTTGCGTTGATAGTTCCGTTGCCTAATGACCAACCACTTTGAGTTGGTGAGTTGTATGCAACCCAAGCGGAACCAAATGGTGCTAATACATCCATGTTACCTTTTACTTGTGCATTCCAAAAAGCAGCAGTTAAAACATTTCCTGCTGTTTGTGATGTGGGTGTTGTCCAAGCCATAATGTTTTCTCCTTAAGCAAGTCTATTAGTGTCAAGAATCCCGTAAGTGGAACTGTCCAACTCAAACGACTGATTATCCACACCAGACTTCACTGTCAACCTAATGGTGGTGTTTGAAGGGTCTGCCGTAATGAGTCGTCTTATTGCGATCATTTGATTGGTTTGTGTTGAGGTTGCACCAGTCGGTTTGTACTTCACTGTCAACCGATTCCATACTGCAGTGTTAGGCCACAGCAACTGCATGAATTCCAACATTGCCACACCATCGTCTACTGCTGAGCGTTTAAGAACTGCATAACTTGTTTCAATTTCTTGAGGCAGATATTGGATTGAGCCGTACCGATTAACCCAAAAGTCAGCAATGCTAGTTTTGCTGACACTGGTTGCTGCAGCAATGTTTGTGTAGCTTCTTGTTCGTGGGCCGTAAAGATTTTGGCTAGTTGTGTTTGTTGATGTAGGAGTTGAAGCAGGTACGGACGAGATGACCGCCTCGTTAGTCAAATCTTCTACTGCGAATCCTGTAGTGATTTCAGAGAACGGGATTTGACCTGTTGTTATTGCTGACGACCCATCAGCGAATTCGTAAAGTGTTGGTGAAGTTCTGTTGAGTTGGTTATCAATCAGGGTTGCGTTCCAAATCCAAACATTAGGAGTTCCGGCATAAGTCCCGATCACATAGTCGGTTGGTATGAGAGCTGCTGGGCCTGAAGGAATGATCTGATTGTTCAACCAGTCTCCGATGTAGCCATAGTTAATAAGAGTTGGGTCTATGCCTGTGTCGCTCCCAGTCGCATTGGTGACATCAACCTTTGAAAAGAATGAGATGGATTGTCCAAGGGTTGGTGTTCTGATCACTTGAAAGTTGGCAGTACCTTGACCATTAAAACTGCGCTCAACTGCGGTCGTAATGTTCATAGCAATATCGGGGTTAGTTGGGGCGCGAGCAAATGATTTACCACCAAGACTAAAAGCGTCTAAACAATCAAGTATCACGAATGATTCTTTTGAGTTCATCATTGTGATCTGATAATCAATGATCATTCCTGCAAAAACAATCCCAGTGTTTACACCTGAAGTTGCGGTAATAACCACCGCTTTACTAAACCAGTCAGTCAAGCCATAAGTTCCGCTGATAGGTGTGAATTGTCCGCCGTTGTTGTTAATTGTGATTTGTGCTGAGCCTCGACCGCACGTAGCAAGTTCTGCGCTGAGGTCCAAGTTCATTTGCTGAACATACGAAGTGATGTCAGTCAGGCCGTTTATATCGCCAAACTCTATTTTCCAAGTAAGCGCAAACGCCATTAGAATCTGACTCCGCTGGTACTTGCTAATGCAAGTTGACCGTTGTTTCGGACCCACTTTTGAAGTGCTGCAACGACATCATTAGGATTTGCTGAGGTGACATTGACCGTAATGTTGGCACCGCCCATAGCGTTGTTTGGTGTGATACTTCCAGACGCGCCAGGCGTAAACAATTCAGGGCCACGCTCGCCCACTATGTAGGAACCGCCCCGCGCCACCGGACCTCCTGCTGCACGAAAACCGCTGAAGTCCAATCCAGCTAGCGACGACAAGTCCACAGCGCCAGCCATGGCCGCATATGGATCACTGACGTTTTTGTAAGTCTTTTGGAACGCTTGAATCTTCAGGATGAGAGCATAAGCGCCTTCTAAATCGCCTTTGTCGACAAGCACTTTGACTTTGTGCGACGAAATGCCGTCCATGTTCAACGCAAGGTTCATAATGTCCGTGGTAGCCAGTAACAACTGTTCACGGTAAGCAGCAACATCCTCAGTAGAACCTGTGGTGAATGCTTGTGCAGCTGCAGTAGCGAGATCGTCTAAAGAGGTTCGAGCGTTGTCAATAGCAACATCGGTTTCTAATGAACCAATCAGTTCACGCCATGCGGCGTCAACATTCTTGACTTCTTTCCATGTGTCGTTCAAAGTAATTTCTAAAGGCGCTAACGAGTTTTTTCTAACCTTGTCAATTGTTCTGCCAAGGAAACTGGTTGTGAAATCTACTTTGCCCATGTGGTCAATGAACTTTTCAATGGTTGAAGGCGAATCTTTGAACCAGCCGACTACAGCCCCCGCAGCATCTTTAACACCATCCAAAGCCGTTTTAGTTAAAGCAAGTGGGTTCAAGTTTTCAATCATCCAAGTGGCACCTGGAATGGCCTTAAATGAATCTCTGACGTCAGTAACAAAGCCGACAATTTTGCCAAGGTCAGACAAGATAGGGACCAAACTGCCACCAATAGACAAAGCCAAATCTTCCACTTTGCCTTTCAGTTCGTCCATTACATCTCGTAGTTCTTTAGCCTTTTCAAGTTCCTCTGGGCTAATAACTTTGGATTCTGAAACTGAACCTAAAGCCTTAGACAAATCGTCGGCGCCCATCTCAATAAGCGTTGACATTGACTGCCAGCCCTTGCCTAGGAGCTGCGCCGCAACTTTGGCTTTTTCGGCTGGGTCCTTAATACCCTTGATACGGTCAATAGTGTTTTTGAAAGTTTCGTTGACGTCTAACGATCCGTCCTTGAGATACACAAGGTCAACGCCAAGTTCACGAACCTTGTCCGGATCAGCGCCAATCGTTTTGTTCAGGCGACCAATCGCGCCTTCAACGGCATCAATTGGGACGCCAATGTCACCAGCGGCTTCGATATAGCGTGACGCGTCTTGGATAGATAAACCTGTTGCGGTCGCAAACTGTTCGGCACCCAACGCCAAATCTTGGAATGCTTTTATTCCTTCGCCAGCGAACTTGGCAAAAGCGATACCGCCAGCGACAGCAAAACCAGCGGCATTTGCGCCAACCGAATCCATGATGGACTTTGAGCCAGCCTTAAACTTCCCTAGACCGCCTTCAGCGTTAGCCACCGACGCCTTGAAATCACCAAAAGCCTTCTTAGCGTCTTTAATCCCTTTGTCCTGTAGATCGGTAATGATCGGGATTCGAATGGCCATTACAGCACCAACGCTTTCGTCAACTGGTTGATCTCTGCCATAACCTTGTCAACCGACTGTTTCATTTCGGCTTCAACCGCGCCAGCATTATTTTCATAAGCACGCCACATCACACGGGGCTTATTACCCCAACCGTTCAAGGCCTCAGCAAAACGGTTGGGGTTCGTACCGGCAAACTCCACAATTGAAGCTGCAGCATCCGTGTTTACAATCGTTAACACAGCATCTTTTTTCTTTGAAAGTGACGTCTGAACTTTGATGCCACGCACAGCTGCGGCTTGACTATACGGGAACAACCCTCGTCCACCAGGGGCCCAAGTGCGACTGATACCAGACGGCCACGCACCATTCTTTTTGGTCGGATCACCAAACGGATACAACTGTTTTGCTTCATCAACGACAGGCTTAAGAATCTTTTTAGCGTCTCTGAAAAATTGTTTTTGTGTTTCAGGCTTCACCTTTTTCAAGGCTTTTAAAGTGGATTCGAGTCCTTGAACTTGCATGCTCACTTTTGCCTCTCCTTCAGAATCTCAGCGACTGTCGAGAGGTCGTCAACATCAAACTCTACATCATGCGGGAAGTAGCCCGTGAGGACTAGGAGCTGGGCTAGGGAGTGTCGGAAACTTCCGTTGGGGTAACTTTTCCCACTTCACTGTTCACGATCTCAATGTTCACAAGTTTGTTAATAAACGAGTCAAACTCCACGGGGATGGACTGACCGTGTTCGGTCTGTGTTTTGGCGGTGTGCCATGCCATGAACGCCATGTCCTCCATACCGAAATTGTCGGCAAGGTCGGATGTTTTCATTTTGAACTTGCGTTCCCATGCGACAAGCGTGGCAAGCGTTGTCGTGATGGTGGCGTAGCCGTAACCGATGTCGAATCGGATCGTTAACTTCATGTCGGGCTCATTTCTGTTGGAGTGTTAAATCAGGATTCAGACCAGGCGAAAGTTCCGCCCATAAGGGTGATGGAACAGGTGCTCAATTCGCCGAGCGTATAGACGACAGGTAGCGAAGGCAAGTAACTGCCTGTCAGGGTTCCCATGGGATTGGTGGCGCTGATAGCGGCCGACGAACCTTTGATGGTCACGGTCGTGATAACAGTGCCGACAAGCGACTTCAAGGTTGCGTAGGTTTCCGATGCAGCAGTTGACCAGTACAGGTCAAGAGTCAAAGTGTTGTTTTGCAAACCACCAACGTATGCAACAGCAGTTGAACCGAAGGCATTTGCTTGTAATTCTTGGATTGTCTGCGTCAAAGTGGCGGCGGTGCACTGGTCCGAGATGTCAACGGCGCCAATGGAGATGACTGGGTTTGAAAGATATGTTGAAGTTGCCATGACGGATCAATCCTTTGTGTTTTTGGTCGCGTCGGGCTTCGTCGCTAATTTAGCACCTTTGCTCGGGTGGGTGTCGGAACGCTGAATAAACCCTCCAGCGAGCAACCACTCAATGTCATCAGACGGACCAGCAACAAACGGTGTGCCGATCTCGCCGACTCGAATTGAAGAGATGATGTAACGATCCATTGGTTTATCCGTTCTGTGCTTGTATCGGGATGATGAGTTCGTATCCGGCATAGTCTGCTCCGCCGACCGTGACGACTTTGGGTGATGCTGACATGACCGCAACATTTTTGGTGACCAGAGCAGACGTCAGATTTAGGAGCTGGCGCAGTGCGTCAAGGTTGCCTGGGCCGTTACTGATCAGGGTCACGGGGAAAGTCATTTTGACGATGTTGTAGTTGAACGATTCGATGGATGGAGCATCCACAAAAGCGCAAGGTGGAGCGATATTGCGAGGATCATTAACGACACGAAGGCCCGAAATAGTTTGGAGAGTAGTGACGAGATCATCTAGGGCCTCATTCAGAAAGTCCGTATAAGCCATTTCACGCGACCTGTGGTCTGTTGATGCCTAACAACTGTTTGACGATGCCTGAGAGCCCTACAACGGGCGCTGATGCCATGTCAGTGAACGACGCGAACTGGTCAACCGACCCACGCTGACGGTAAAGGGCTGACCCGTACATCAAAGTTCCGAGGGTGACATCTCCACCAGGTGAAGTTGACAGCGAGTCAATGTACGAAGATTCTTGACGGCGACGAAAACAGAAAGCGTTCGCAGCAGCTGCGCATTGAACTAGAAAAGCGGTTTCGTCACCACTTGTCGTGATGCCGAGATACGTCGCAATTTGCGGACCAGTGATCCAAGTGCAGGTCTGCTCAAAAGTGATCGTGCCAGTCAACGCGTGAAGTTCTTCGGGCGTCTGACTGTCAGCCCACATCACCGCATTTTCTAGCGGATACGAATAGTCGTATTCGATAAGACCTTCGGTATCAACATTGATCGGCAAAAACTGGGGCATCGCATAAACAGATTTGACTCCGTTGTATGCGGCCCCAGCATTGGCGACGGTTATGGATGCACCGACGACAATTTCGTTTGGTGTCAGCGTGGTGACGGTGACATAGCCAGGAACGATGACCGCTGTTTGGATTGTGTAAGTCGCTGCCATAGCGACCTCCGATCAGGCCTGAGTGATCTTGCGAATCATTGATGGCACAGCGGCGAACGTGGAAACGTAGGCATGCACACTGAACAGGCGTGAGAGGGTTGCAGGCTGTTCAACACTGAGCAAAGAACGAATGCTTTCGTAGTACTCGAATGCCTTGGTTGCGTTCGTGATGATCATGGTCTTGGCAGCGAAGTTGCTGTCAACGACGATCTCAAGTCCGAGCGGGTTGGAGCCGACCCATGTGGTTGCGTTTCCGCCACCGAGAGCGTTCTGACCTTGGAGACCAGGTGCACCAACATACGGGAACAACGGACGGTTGCTTCCGTCAACGACCTGTCCGAGCTGGCCCCACACGTCTGGGCTAACGAACAAAGTGTCGGGGAAGAAGTTCGTTCCGTTTGAAACATCAACTGCGGCGTCGTAGATGGACTTCATCAAGTCGACTGCAGTTCCGTCCCACACGCCCGATGATGTTGCAGCAGTGAGAAGTGCGTCGGCTGCAATGTCGTCGGTCTTGAGCATGAGTTCGCCCATCAAGTCACCGAGGATCAATTCCATTGCTGCGGGCGAGGTGAAGTCAATGTCTTGCATTGACAACGAAACCTGACCGGCAACGGTGGTCTTGCTGATGGTGTTTGAAGCGATCACCATGGTGGTGGCCGACACTGCGTCAAACTCTGCGGACTGTGCAGCAGTTGAAGTGTGGGTCGTGATGGTCGGACGAACGAAAGTCTTTTGTGCTCCGTTGTCAGGATAAGCGCGAGCGCCTAGGCGGTTGACGCAAGGCCTGACGAAATTGATATTTTGCACCAGCGGGCCCAACACGGGAACTGGCAAGAGGCCCGGCGTTGAGGTGGTCGCGATATCGCCAGCTGCAGCTTCGTAGGTTGACTGGTTTTCGTTCTTCCAATCGGTGACCGATGAGTTCACCTTGGCGAAAGTTTCTCCGCCTTGGTGGTAAGCGGCCATCCATTCGCCAGCCGAAGGAAGGCGTGGTGCGCGCTTTGCGGAAGCGAAAATTACGGGGCTGGTTGGCGCGGCTTCAGGTGCTGCGGCTTCGATATGTTCCGACATGGGTGTCTCCTCGACTTGTGGTTCTGTTACTGAGATTTCGTCGGGAGTTGTGTCTGCTGAAGCGGCCACATCTGTGATAGTAGCACCGCTAAAGGCGGGTATGGGGACAAGGCTCAACTCGCGCATTACTGCTGACGTGATAACCATTGTATCGTCATCGTTACGGGTGGAGGTAAGAACATCTACACCGACCGAAACATTGTCCAGAACGCCCTCTTTGGCGAGTTGTAACGCCTCGTTTCCTGCGACAGTGTCAGCGATCTTGGCAGTGAACAACATCCCTTGAGGCGTTTCGGTGCGTGAAGTTACAAGGCCGACGGGTCGCGATGAGTCGTGATACATCAATAGTTTCGGGGCTTTATCGTCAACGGGAAGCGAGCCTGGAGCGAACTGGACTTGCGTTCCGTCGCTGACTGTTGCGGATACGCCATAGGGAACGGCGATGCCCGAAATGGTGCGCGTCGGTGCTTCACCAGCTGCGGCTTCAACATCAACTGCAAAACCTGCGGACAGAATCAGTTTCATGAATTGTTCTCCTCAATAGTTTCTCTAACGTCGGGAGTTTCGGTCATCATTTCGTCGCTAATCATTGATTCCAGATAGGAGTCAATATCAAACTTCACATATGTGCCACGAGGCAACACATTGTTGCCACTCAATGTCTGCGACACACAATCAAGATACTGACGTGCACCAAACAGATAGAGGTCCTCGCGAGCACCAGCTGATGTCGTGTATTGGTAACTGCCGATGTCAAACCCAGCAAGGTAGAAAGGGATATTCCCGACTCGACACATTTCTTTTCCGCTGAAGTCTGCGGAGTCAATCATCAACATATTGTCCGGTAGCGCCTTAGTTTCCTCGTACTTGAGGAACTCGTTAAGTGCTGCGGTTTGGTTGTTGACGCGTGCAGAGTTAAACGCAGTGGCGAGGTCGGCCAGCTCCTGTGCGGACAATGGTTCCCCGCCTGTTTGCATCAAAACACCCGATGGCAAAAGGCTTTCTGCGTTGCGATAACGCGATGCTTCAACACGGAGCGCGGTTTCAATGGCAGTCGGCGACTGATAAACAATGCCTTGCACTGGACTAATGAACTGCACAAGATCATCAGGGTTAATCAACCCGCCTTGAAAATAAACCTCTTTTGACGGTCCATACCAGACGGGCGGAGCCTGATCGGTTGTGTTTACTGCGCCTGCTGGTAAACGGGTAAACGATGCAGGAAAACCGTCAGCGGTACGACTGGTGATGTACCAAAACGCACGCCCATAAAAGAAAAGATCGTCCAAAGTCCAAGCCATGAGTGTGGCGTACGGGATCGTGGGATCGGGTTGGCGCAACCATGAACGCGGTGCGATATAGACACATTCCATTTCTTTTTCGGTGTCATTCCAGACTTCGTTGTACATCTCCAACTGCGTTGACGAAATAACTGACGCGAGAAGGTCACGCGCTCGACTCAAAGTAGGCACACTCATAGCGCGATTGCGGGCTTCACCTTCGTAGTAGGTGTAGTACTGACCAATGAACTTTGCGCCCTGGTTAGAAGTTCTTTCGCCATACGTACCGTACGATCCAGCAGCTGCGGCCTTATGGGATTCGTCAACGGGTGAGACTGCCGCTTTCGTGACTTGTCTTGAGAAAATGCCCACAGTTAATTCCGATCGTTAAGGGTGTGATGGGCAAGCCCGACACCTGCCCACCACATCACCACAATAGTTCAGGAAACCACCATCATGGGTTTAGCCCGATTCTGATACTTACTAGACAACGCGATCCCCCACACCGCACACTTCGCCAACTCAATCGGACCAGGCGACGACTTGTGAGACAGCGTGACACCCATACCCGTCTTAATCATCACGGCACGGTTCATATGTTCCGACAATGTGAGTTGCCCCAAATGCTTGACGCGACCCTCCAAAATCATCTTTTGCGCAAGACCCGTGAACTTGATCAACTCCGCCTGACCGACCACGGTCATACGGCGACGCAAACTCAAAGGCGCATGAATCTCAAGACTGGGAGTGATAGCCAGGGCGACAAGTTTGTCGGCCATGACTCGATCAATCTCCGACCAGAGCGCCGCTTCGTTATCCACAATGAACTCAACAAACGTCGTGACAATGCCATCAACCATTGACGATCTGACACCCACATAACGGTTCGTGTCCATTGACATTTCAACGGCAAGCACTCCGCCCTCCGGCATAGGGCCGTCAACTTTGCAGGACGCCCACACGCCTTCTTCTAACCAAGACCCTCGACTACTCACCCACATATTCAAGTGAGCACGCAAGAACGAATCCTTTTTACTGACCGCCTGCAACGCCTCAATCGTGATCGTTTTACCCAGGCAAGGATTCGCATAAACCCAATTCTCTGGGTTCCGCCAATCCCGATCACCGATAGACCACTCAGCGAAATAGAGCCGTGAACGCTCACCTTTTTCAATCTCATTGATAGCGATCTCGCGCATCTGAATCATGGCCGTACTTGACTCATCGCCCGCCGTACTCCAGCAGCTGAACAACGGACACTTACGCGCAATCATCGTCGGACGGATGGCATCCATGAACCGATCGGAAATGTTGAAAACCTCGTCCGCCGCGACAAGGTCATACGACCCACCATGCAAATTCGGACTGGACGAACGAACCTCCCACATAGACCCGTCAGGCATCTCCACAGACTTACGACCAAACGTCCGCATCGCCTTAGCCCCAAACAACTCAACAAGCATCGGAGCCAACGCATTAAACAAACTCTCAGCACGATCCAAACGGTTAGCCACACTCAAAATGTTTTGAGGTTTACCACGCAACTTCGGCATCTCCGTCAACCACCAACCAATCAACGCCTATTTGCCGAGACTGGAAACGACCGGGTATGGCGATTTGTCTTATGGGCCTCAGGTTGTTAAGTGGGCGAAGACGTTCATGGGTCTTGATCTTTTCGAGTGGCAGGCTCACGCGTTGTTTGGGCAACTTGCGC